GTGTACATATATTTCCACTTGTAACCGTCTCCAGTTGATAAAATAGATGTAGATGTGCCTGATGGTTTTACCGTTGAAGCAGCGTCACTATTATTATCTAAACATTTGTAAACATTAAAATCATCTGTTACTACGTAAAAAGTTGAGTCAAATAAAGTTGTAGCACCACTATTTGCTGTTTGAACACTTGAAGATGAACCAGTTACAAAATGACCATAATCGTGTCTGTAATAATCATAAACTGTACCTGTTGCCCAATTTCTTCTAGGAATACAAATAGAAGCGTCTGAACTTGTAACTTTTTTAGCAGCTATTAATTCGTTAAAAGTATTAAATTCTTCGTAATTTGAATCAATTGGTGTAGGTGGAGCAGTATCAGAGCCTTGAGCTTCTGTACGGCTGTCACCTCTTGTTTGTGTTGCGAATGCTTGTGGTCTTCCTATGCCCAAATAATAGACATTTGCTGAAGATTCTGAAAAAGATTCCACAAATTGTTCTTGGTTGTGGATTCTAAATTTGTTTGTTATTATTGCTGCCATAAATTCCTCTTTAATCTATTTATATTTATACCTGTTAACTATAGCTTATTGTAATTTCCGATGGAAAAGCTAAATAAGTCTTTAGTGTCGGTGTGTTTATCTCTCCGAATTGTACAATAGTGCCATCAACACTATCTAAATTAGTTGCTATTACTCTATGTTGATTCCAGTCTGCTAATGTCATTGGTTGTATATATGACGTTGTTGTACTATCAGCACCAACAGCTCCTGTTTGTGGAAAGTCACTTCCACTATACAAATACCAATATTTGTTAATACTTCTCATACGAGGGCCAGCAACGGCAACACCAAATCTAGTAGAGTTTTCTCTAATTGTATGTTTCTGAGCAGTATCAAATTTTAAAGTAATTCTTTGTTTTAATGTTACGTCTCTTGTATTTGTAGTAAAGTGTTCAGTTGTACTATCATTAAAGTCTGGATCAACACCAGCCTGTGGACTTGCTCTTAAAGATGTACCATCTGATTCTGTTCCTAATCTTCTACCAAATATTGTAGAGAATAGTGTATTAATTATTAACGCCACGCCATCATAATCAACGCTAGAATTAATACCTGTAAAGCTTCTAATTCTGTTGTTAACTTGTGTAGCAATATTTACTTGACCTGTAAAATAAAAACCAGCACCGTGCATTGTCTTTTTAAAACTATCTCGCCAGTCAGTTATTGATCTACCAACTTTAATTACATATGAGAAGTCCTGATAGTATAAACTATCTTGTACCTTCATTGTTGTTTCTGATAAATGACCATCTTCATTTATGTACGAACCAGCAGTATCAACAACTGCGTTTACAGTAATTGTCGCTGTTGCTAAATCATTTTTCATTACTGTCGCTGTAATTTCTGAAGATGCGCCAGTAATTGTTGTATCTGCTAAAAACTCACCAGTTGCATCTTTTACAACTAATAAATTATTATCCGAACTAAACGATACAAATGTTGCTGTAATTGCTGTAGATGAAGAATCAAATCCTGTTATAGTTTCACCAGATGTAAAGTTACCTGATTTGTCTTTTACAATAATTGTACTTGGTAAACTTAAAGTAGGACTTGGTGATGCTTCATAACCTGCGCCAGTTTCAATTTTTTTAGTGTTAAGTAATCTACCTATTTCAGGACCAAAAGGTATAACCTTAGCACCTAAACCTGATCCACCAACAGTTGCAGTTGGTAAAGATGTAAATCCACTACCAGAGTTTATAATTCTAATATCTGTAATATCACCTGAGCCTGTTCCAGATTCTTGTACAATTTTATTACCTGTGTAAGGATCACCTCTTTGTGTTTCATCTTCTAAAACTAAATGATCTTCACCATCTGTCATACCTGTTGTGCCTTCTTCAGCAACAATACCACCATTTACAAGTGAAACTTTTGCCTGAGCAGAGCCACCACCTGTATCTGTATTTGTAAAAACTAAATCATCACCAATCTCATAACCAGAACCAGCAGCGTCTATAAAAATATCTGTAATACCTCCACGACCTATATCATCAATGTTAATTGAAGCACCTGAGCCACCACCTGTTATTGTAAGAGCTTCTCCTGAAGTATATAAAGCTCCGTCATTTGTAACTGATATAACATTTGGTATTCCTGTAACGGTGGCCTTGATAAATATATCTGATTCGTCTGTTTCACTACCTCTTACAACTTCATCTGTTTGAAAAGTGCCTGAAATACTATCTTCATTTAAAATAAATTCTGTAACTAAATTTTCACCTATTTGAAATTTAAATACGTTCTCTACAATCGCTGTTGCGCTTGATGTTTGACCTGTAATTGTTCTACCAATTAAATCCGCTGTATTACCCACCGTACTTATTGCTCTTAATATTTTTTTAGTATCAAATTGACCATCTGATACTCTTAACATTTGTTCTCTAGGATAAATTGTTTCTGAAGTTTCGTTAAATAATAATCTAAAAAATAATTCGTGGCCTCTATTAGTACCTTTTGTTCTATAAAGTGTTCTTACATTTTTAATTAAGTTTCTTTTATCTAAACCAGTTGCTAATGTTTCAGGTAAAGTATTTAAAAACTCATTTCTAAATTTTGTTAAAAAGTTTGATATGGCTTTGTCAGGATCACGGAAGTTTAATAACTCTTGTATATTTGTAACAGGATTTGGTTTGTAATTATTAATAACTGCTTGAGCACCTGAAGTACCACCAGTTATAATTTCATCCATAACAAATTTATCTTGTGCTGATATAAACAATCTACTATTAGTTAAATCTTCAGCTAAGACCGTAGCAGTTGCTTTTGATGTGGCGCCTGTTATAGTTTCACCTCTTTGAAATTTACCAAAAGATGAGTCTTCTAAAATAATTTTATCACCAGCGTCTAGTTGTGTTCTATCAGTATCTAAACGAGAAGCGTCTAATACTAAATTATTTTCTTGTGCTGTTTCTGTTTCTAGTCTAATACCGTCTGTTGATTCTACACTTGTAACGGCCAACTCTGCCGACTCCATAAATGTGTAATAAGTTTTTACAAACTCTAAAAATTTAGGATGGTCAGATAAAACAAACTCGGGAGCTTGTTTTTCTATAAGTAGGGATAGTTTATCTTTAAATGAGGCCATTAGTAACTACTTGTTGTTGTATATCCTACACCAGCGTCAGCAGAACCTCCAACAAACGTATCAGCAGTTACGGTAATTGATGAATTAGCAGTATCAATTTCTAATATTTGATTTCTAACAGGCACAACATCATTTGAATCTGGTTTTACCGTCAACTCTATAACCGTTGAAGCAGAGCCTCTAATATTTGATATTGAAGCTATGTTTAAAGAGTTTAGTGTAATTTGTCCAGTAGAGTAGTTAATTGTACCTTGTGTATTGTTAGCGTATGTTCTAACACCAGAAACCAAATAATATCTTCTAACATTACCTGCTCCGTCATCATCTAAAAACATTTCATTTGTTGTATCACCATCAACTTTAAATCCTGATGATTCTAAAATACCACCAGCAGCTTTATTGTGTTCGCTATGTGGATTATATAAAGCATTTCTAAAGTAGATGTTGTATAACGTTGAACTATTTAACGTTGGTGTAAATTCTTTTCTAATTTTTAAAGTTGTTATATTTGATAATATTGATGTGTCAGTATCATCAATAGCTTTTGTTACTTTTGAGTATCTAAACACACTATCAAATTTTTGTAAATTTGATGTATTAAAATTTGTTAAAGTAGTTGTAATATCAGATTTTAACGTATCAGACGTTTTAGTTGTAGCATTAGAATCATATTTAACATTACTTGTTAATAATATTTTTGTTGTTTCTGGATCAACTATTTCAGGTGTTACTGAAGCAACGTTAAACTTTTTTAATTGAGTTACTAAATCTAATTTAGTAGCATTTGTTAAAGTTGAACCTGAAGCAGCCTTTATAGAAATTTTTACCGTACCATAAACAGGTGTTTCTTCGTCTTCACCACCCCAAGCTGAAACGGCCTGAGCATTTGGATATAACTCTAAAATTTTTGTTTCGTAATCACTTGTTGTAACTGCTCTATCTTGTGCTGAATATTGTAAAGGCGCATTAAATCTAATTGACTCTTTTGTTTGTGGTTCAGAACCACCTTGAGCATTTGAAACGGTAGAAATAGACACATCAGTGAAACCACCAATGTTAGTTGATAGTGTAAACGCACTAGCGCCATTTGCTTCTGTTTTATTTGAAACAATATATTCTAGTATTACAATATTACCATCAGATAATTCTGTACCTAATACACCATCACCAAAATAAACTTCAAACTTACCATCTTCTTGTTCTTGTAAAAAATAAACTTTTGATGTGGCTGATAAACTAGTTATACCTGTTGCTAATGTATATGTACTTGTTGTAGTATCACTAGCAGAATTTTGTATTGAAACTTTTAATGTAGATGTATCTGCGTCAACACTTGGTATAATAAATCTTTGGTCAACATCTGTACTATCCACTGTATATTTAAATGTTACAAGTGTGCCTTCATAAACAGATAGATTAGAAAATTTGTAAACACCAGCAGTTGGTGATATTGTTTCTGATGCGTTTGTAACAAATTGATAAGTTTGACCATCTACTGTAGTTGTAAATGCTGTACCTTTTGCTGCTGTAATTGTTGCTGGACTACCAGTCACATTATTAATTGTGACATCAATAGATGCCGTAGGTGACTTTGGTGATGTTGGTGTATAACCTAACATCTTTGCGATTGACACAATATTTTTTCTGATGTCAGCGCTGTCTAGGTACATTTCGTTTGCCAACATATTGGCATTGAAACCTAGGTAGTGAGTATTGTAGGCAAGTAGGTCTAATAGAACTGCGAAACCTGAACCTTCAAAATCGTAGTCCTGAAACTCTGATTGACTTTGTAAAAATGTTTTGAGATTTGTTTTTATATCGTCAAAATCAAATTCTGATACTTCTAATTTATTACTTGCCATCTTATCTTAATCTTTCTAAAAATGTTTCTACTGTAATTGGATTTTGTATACCTATAACATAAAATTTAATTTCAAGTCTATAACCATTTCTATCAATATCAGGATCAGCCAATATTTGTGTTATCTTTGCTCTTGGTTCAAAATTATTTAAAACTTCTTCAATTTTTCTTTGTAAATTAAGAGCAGTAAGTGGTGTCATATTTTCAAATAACAACGCTCTTACATTACCACCAATCTCTGGGTGAAAAGGTCTTTCAAAGTGATTAGTGTTAATTAAATTTCTAACACTTCTTTTAACTGCCTCAACATCAGTTAGTTTATTTACGTCATTAGTGACAGTATTTCTACCAAAGTCTAAATCTAAATCTTTGTAAATACGAGTTGCTCGTTTACTATCGTTTGATAAGTTTTCTGTACTATAACTAGGCATAACAATATTTATACACTAACCAGAGAAAACATTTGAAGAACCTGAAGTCATCGCTCCAGCGTCTGCACTATCTCCTATTCTTGCGACAAACGCCCCTGCCACTCTAACTGTACCACTACCTGCGTTGACATTGGCAACGTGAGGTACACAAACTGGTACAGGAGGAAAAGGGTGTGATACAGTAGGATCACCAACTCTGGCGATTAATATACTATTCGCTCT